CGCCAACGACCCGCGCTTCAGTGCGTCCGTCCGCTCGTGGGCGGCGCGCACGCTCGGCGCGCGGAGTCCGCAGTCTCCCCAGCAGGCGCCGATGCCGGAACCCGACGTCCAGATCGTGGACGCGCAGGGCCAGGTCACCGGCGCGACGTATTCCGCGCAACAGCTCGCGAAGCGCGATGCCTGGACGAAGCAGCAACTCTTGGCCGAAGTCCAGAAGGAATACGGCCCGCTCAAAGCCGAGCGGGAGCAGGAGAAATCGCAGCGCGCGGCGGCCGAGTATCACCGGCAGGTCGAAGCCAAAGTGGACGACCTGCTGGGCGATGTCTCGGCGGTTCTCGACATCCGTGACGACATGCCCGCGGAGCAAAAGAAAGTGCTCTTCGACGCGGTCGACGCGCTGATGGCGAAAGACCCCCGGCTCTCGGTCCACAAGGCCGCGATGCAGGTGCGCCAGAGCCACGTCTTGCCCGGCCTGACGGCGAATGCCACTCGCAACGCATTGGACACCATGAAACAGAAAGCGGCGGGCAACACCGCCGGCAGCGGCGGATCCGCCACGCCTCTCACCCGACCGAAGGACGCGAAATCCCTCGCGGCCTATATGCGGAGCCTGGGCTGAGGCAGAAGAAGACCTAAATGGCCGACATCGTCCGAGGACAGAACGTCAGCGCGGCGTGGGAAGCCTACGTCCCGCTCGACCCGACCGACAACATCTTCCAACGGCACTACCTCCTGGAGTGCCTGCGGGAGAACGGCTCGTTCGAGAAAGAGAACGGCACCGTCATCCGGTGCAATCTCGAATACGCCCTCAACCCGAACGTGAAGTTCATCAGCGAGATGGAAACGCTGACCGTCTTCCGGCCGGATACCTTCGACAACGCCGAGTTTCTCTGGAAGTTCATTGGCGGCGACGTCCCGATGACCGACTTCGAGCGCGGCATCACCGACGGCGGCGCGAAGAAGTACGACCTCGAAGCGCGCAAGCTGACCAACCTCAAGAACACGATGGAGGAGAAGGTCAACACGTCGCTCTTCTCGGACGGCACGGGCACCTCGAGCAAGGAAGTCGGCGGCCTGCAGTTGCTCGTCTCGACCACGCCGACCGTCGGCACCGTCGGGCTGATCAATCGCGCGACCTTCAGCTTCTGGCGCAACCAGGCGACGACCAGCGCGGGCACCGCGTTCTCGCTGCTGCTCGCGTCGATGACCAACATTTACAACTCCTGCTCCAACGGCGTCGGCGAGCAGAACCCGACCTTCTGCGTCACGACGCAGACGGTGTTCGAAGGCTTCGAGTCGAAGCTCGTCGTCAACGAACGGCTCGTGCGGGATTCCCCCGCGAACAAAGGGCTCACCGGCTTCAAGGGGCAGTCGTTGATGTTCAAGGACATCCCCATCGGGTACGACAACGCGTGTCTCGCCTCGACCCTGTACATGCTCAACAACCGCAACTTGAAGTTCGTCCACATGCAGTGGATGAAAGGCGAGCCCGCGGTGCGACCGACGGACGGATTTTGGGATGTCTTCAAAGTCCTGACCATCGGCAACTTGATCACCGACAACTCGCGCCGTCTCGGCGTCGTGTCGGCGATCGCCTGAGCCAAGGAAAGGAAAGGAGGAAACCAATGCCCAATCTCAGCAATCAGGATGTCCAACTCGCGCAGGGGATGTTCGTGTCCAACGCGAACCAGCAGCATCCGCTCGGCACGCGCGGCTGCGACGCGGCCGGCCACGTCCATCGGTACTGCAAAGCCGGGGTCGCGGATCTCGTCGCCGGCCTGACCGTGCAGTCCTCGGCGCCGATCGCCGGGCACCTGCTGCAGCAGGCGAACACCACCGGCAACCTCACGGCCGGCAGTCCGTCGATCAAGGTGACGTGCGCCTCCTCGGCGGCGGTCGGGTTCTACAGCGAAGGCTACATGCTCTTCGCGACCGGCCTCGGCCAGGGCATGCGGCTGATGATCGACAAGCACGCGGCGGTCTCGACGGGCGCCACCGGGGAATTTTTCTTCTACCCCGATGACCCGCTGACCGTGGCGATCTCGACCGGCACGACGAAGGTGAGCCTGTTCGCGAACAAGTACGCGAACGTCATCACCACCCCGGCCACCACGGCGACCGGGACGATTGTCGGCGTCGCGACCTACATCATCACGGCGGGCCAGTTCGGCTGGATCCAGACGTGGGGGCCGTGCGGCGTCGTCGGGGACGACACCACGGCGCTCGGCGGCCTGGTCTGGGGGCCGGCCGGGACCACAGGGCGCGCAGTCGGCGCGGATGCCACCGGCGCGGCCACGCTGCTCGCGAAGCAGATCATCGGCGTGCTGATGCAGGCCAACGTCGCGGCGCAGGTGATGCTCGTCGACCTGAAGATCAGTCCGTAACGCGAGACGGGAGCGGGCCTCGGCGGGAAGGGTCGAGGCCCGCGTTTTTCTCTACGCCATGATCACGACCGAGCACGACGTCGAGACGCTGCGCGAGACCGCGAACCACCACTGCGCCCAGGCGGCCTGGAGTCAGGCGCTGCCGGTGTTGCGCGAGCTGTGGGCGCGCGGCTACGAACCGGCCCTGACGGCGACCAATCTCGGCACGGCCTACATGAACACGTGTCAGGTGCCGGAGGCGATCCGGTGGTTCCGCCAGGCGCTGGCGCTGCATCCGCAGATCGTCGCTGCGCAGGAGAACCTGATTTTTCTGACGGACCTGCAGCCGGAGACAACCGACGCAGACGCCACCCGGGAACGCCACGGCTGGTGGGCGCGCCAGGGCGCGCAGGCGTATGCCCGGCGGCGCACCTATTACCTCAATGACCGCGACCCGGAGAAGCGGCTGCGCGTCGGCTACTACTGTGGCGACTTCAATTTCCATTCGTCGGGGATCGCCTCGACGGCCGTGATCCGCCAGCACAGCGCGCAGATCGAGCCGGTGTTTCTCTCCTCGTTGCCGCCGTCGGCGCACGACGCCACGACGGCGTTTATCAAAGAGCAGTATCCCGACAGTTTTGTGGATGTCTCCGGCTTCACGGCGCCGGCGATTGCCGATGGCCTGCATCAGGGCGCGTTCGACATTGTGGTCGACCTCGCCGGGTTCACGCACGGCAACGGCCTGCTCGCGCTGGCGGAGAAACCGGCGCCGATTCAGATCCAGGCGTGGGGCTATGTCTTGGGGACGCAGACGCCGACGATTGATTTCGTCTTCGCCGATCCGGTCGTCGCCCCGCCCAGCGTGCGTGCGCGCCTCGCCGAGCGTGTCGTGGATCTGCCATGTGTCCTGTCGTTTTACCCCCGGCCGAATCTGCCCGACCCGAACCGTCTGCCGTGCCTCGACGGCGAGCCGGTCACCTTCTCGGTGTATCAGCGCGCGATGAAGACGCACGCCGGGTGCTACCGGGTGTGGCGCCAGATTCTCGAGCGCGTGCCTGGCTCGCGGATTCTGTTTAAGGCGTCTGACTACTCGCCCGAAAAGCGCGACGCGATGATGGCGTCGTTCCGTGGGCTGGAAGGGCGCGTGATCTTCGAGTATCCGACCGCGCACAAGGAACACCTGCTCAGCTACGGCTATGTCGACCTGGCGCTGGACCCGTGGCCGCAGACCGGCGGCGTGTCGACGCTCGAGGCCGCGTGGATGGGCGTCCCGACGGTGACGCTCCTCGGCGAGCGGATGATTCAGCGGGCGAGTGCGTCGATCCTCACCGCGCTCGGCATTGCGCGCGGCTTCGTCGCGGAGACCGAAGCCGACTACATCGAGAAAGCCGTCGAGTGGACGACGACCGGGCGCGTGCGGCTGAACGCGGTGCGCGCCGGTATGCGCCCGATGCTGAAAGCCTCTCCCATCATGACCGGCTACGTCGAGGCGGTGGAGCAGCAATACCGATTGCTCTGGCGTGAATGGTGCCAGAGCCAGAACAAGGAAGCAGCCTGATGGCCAAGAAAGACGAAGACCTCACCCTCGAAGAGCGGCAGCTCCGCCTGCAGGAACGGCAGCAGGAATTTCAGGAACGGCAACTGCAAATACAAGAAGCCTCGCTGCGCGTCCAGCAGAAACAAGTCAAGCAGACCGAGCCGAAGTCGCTGCAGATGGCGCCGAAGATTTCCCCGTTCAACCTGCGCGGGCAGAAGGACTACCCGAACCCGCGCCTGAAGTGCGAAGTCTACGCGCCGTGGAAGATCGACCCGAACCTCGAAATGGAAGCGCCGAGTCTCGACCGGGAAGAGATCGAGCTCTTCAACCTCCTCGAGCCGGGGACTTACACCGTCGAGCGTACCGACGGCGTGACGGTGCCGTGCATCGTCCTCGGGGTGCGCAGCGACCTCGACGGGACGCTCGAACGCCTGTCGCTGATGGGGCCGAAAGACGGCGACACCGGGCACTACCGCGCGCTCTTCGACCGCGAGAACAAGATGCTCTTTCCCGCGCTGAAGATCCTGCTCCGGCAGTTGCTCGAGCAGCAGGGCTGTGAGGCGGTGGCCGACGTCGTGCCGATGAAGCGGGAAGCGCGCGTCATCGCCGACGGCGCCGCGATTGAGAAGGCCGGCGGCGAGAATCCGTATCCGATCTCGGTGGGCGCGTGACCTTCGCCGACATCCTGCTCGATTGCTATCGGCGGTTGCGGCTCCCGCCCGCGCCCCCGGCGGCGACGATCACGCGGATCAAGAGTCTCTGCAACGAAGTGCATCGCGAACTCCTGACGGCGCCGGGGATCGCGCGCCTGCGCGATGGCCCGGTCCCGATCCCGGTGACCATCACGGCGAACGTCGTGCGCTCGGGCCTGCCGCCGGTCGTCAGCCGCATCCGGGGGATCACCGACCGCACCAACAACCGCACGCTGACGGAACTGCCGCTCGCCGATCTGCGCGAGATGGACCCGGGGCAACTCTTTCTCGGCGGCCCGGCCAGCGCGTATGCGGACGTTGGCTATATGCCGGTGCAGTTTCAGCCCACCGCCGCGACGGGGCTCTGGGCGGTGAGCTCGTCGGCGACGGACACCGCGGGACCGGCGGTCTTCGTGCAAACCATCACCACGGGCGGCTATGTCTACGCCGACACGAAAGTCCTGAACGGCGTCACCCGCGTGGCGATTGGCGCGACCGTGCGCACCGACCACGAGCAGGTGACGCGGTTCTACCTGTCGGCGGCGTGCGTCGGCTACGTCAGTCTCTACAACGCGGCGGCGGCTGGCACCGAACTCGCGCGGATCGAGCCGGGGCAGACCTCGCAGCATTATTTGACGGTCGAATGGTTCCCGGTCGCCACGGTCGATGCGACGGTGTATGTCGACTACACGCGCAATATCCCAGATCTGGTGCAGCCGTTTGACGAGCCGCTCCTGCCGGTGGACTTTCACGATCTGCTCGGCCTCGGCGTGCGCGCGAAGGAATACGAGCTGCTCGACGACAACCGCGAGAGTGACGCCAAGGGGATGTACGAGCGGCGGGTCGCGGCCTTGAAGTCCTACGTCCTCAACAACGGGGAAGCGATTGCCTCATTGCGTCCGCGCTCGGGCGGGCGCTGGTCGCGGCTCGGCTCGACGTATCCCGCGGAACGGTACTCCTAATGCCGACCTACTCCATTCAAGTCGAAGTGAACGTGCCAGGCCTCGGGCAGCGCACCTTCACCACGACGGGCGTCGTCGCGCCGGATATCGACACCGCGCTCGCGACAGCGAAGACCGCCGTGATCATCCGGGTCACGGCCATCCAGCAGACGGCGCCGTAATGAGCCTGCCCTCCGGCAATCCGCGCGACCCGCGCCGCTACGAGCACCTGGCGAAGGTGGACGCGCAAGGCGTCGTCGTCGCGCTGGTGGAACTTGCGGAAGGCTCGGGCTGGGAGTCGTGGACGGACAGCGAAGGGCACCGCTACGTCTACCTGACGGATCTGGTGCCCGATCAGCGCAACGCCTCGATCGACGTCCACGGGCTGCAGCTCCTGCCCGCGCTCGACGCGCCGCCACCCACGAAGGCGAAACGAGCGCGCCGCCGTGGCTGACAAGAAATCGCGGCACGTCTTCAGCGATTTCCGGGGCGGACGCAACGGCATGGATCCGCCGTGGGCGATCGGGGACACCGAAGTCGTGGACGCCGTCAACGTCGACTGGTATCAGACGCGGCTGGGCGTGAAGCGCAACGGCGAGGCCACCGTGACGGTGTCGTTCTCCAGTGGCGGGCCGATGACCAACGTCATGAGCCTCTATCGGCATGTCCCCGGCACGAACGAAGGGGCGGCCGAACTCTGGATCACCGATGACCAGACCGCCGGCGCCCGCAAACTGGCCCGGATGGCGGGCGCGACGACCTTTGCCGAAGTCACGAAAAAAGATCCGATGACGGCGGCGGCGCCGTTCGCCGACGTCTGCAGCACCTCGACCAACGCCAAACATGTCATGGCGTACGAGTCGGCCGTGGACCGCTTGCACCTGTGGGACGGGGCGACGATGCGCCGCGCCGGGTTGGGGGCGCCGACGGGCAACGCGGTCGCGGACCAGGGGGGCGGCGCCTATGCCGCCGTGATCCGCTACTACCGCACGCGGTGGACGGAACAGGTCGGCGGCATCACCGTGCGGCGCTCCGAGCCGAGCCCGATCTCGACCTTCACGCCGTCCGGCGGCGGGACCGCCGCGCGGGTGAGCCGCAGCGCCGCCCCCGCCGAAGGCGAGACGCACTGGGAGCTCGAAGCCTCGACCGACGGCGTCACGTTTTATCGCATCGCGACGATTGTCATCGCGACGACCTTCTATGACGATTCCGCCGCGACCACGACGTATAACCTCTCGCCGCTCAGTCAACTGACCGGCACCTACACGGTCCAGAAAAGCTACCGCTTCATCGCCGCCGATCAGAATCGCCTACTGGGGTTCGGGTCGTTCACGGCGACGGACAAGCAGAGCCGGATCGAATACAGCGCCGTCCTGGGGAGTCTCGACGTCGGCGACATCGAACGCGTCGATACGACCGTCGGCTGGTATGCCGACCTCGACGAAGCGGATTCCGGCGTGCCGACCGGCCTCGGCGGGCCGTGTAACGGGGCGTTCCTCGCCTTCAAAGAGCGGCAGACGTGGCTGGGCACCCCGACGGGGAATGTCGATCGGCCCTACAACTGGGCCGCCATCAGCAAGAGCGTCGGCGCCCTGTCCCAGCAATCCATCGTCCGCGGCGAAGACGAGAGCGGGAATCCGGCGATCTACTGGATGAGTCTGCGCGGCGCGTATCGCTGGGGCGTCCGCGGGCTGGAATACATCGGCTACGGCGTCGAGGATCTGCTCCTCGGGCCGTCGGACACGATTCGCCTGGTGACCCTGGCCCTCGGACCGCTGGCGCACTCCTGTTACTACCAAGACAAGCGGCAGGTGTGGTTCTGGGTGGCGGTCAACAGCAATCCGAGCGCGGTGCCCTATGCGCTGTTGAAATACGACATCGCGAGCGGCGGCTGGTCGCGGTCCCCGACCGTCACGGATACGACGCTGTCGATGGCCTGGTGCGCGACGCTCTTTGCCAACACCCTCGGCGCGACGATGTCGAAGGACTTGAAGCCGTATATCTCGACGGCGTCGCTGGGCGGGACCGCGACGCTCTTCAAGGCCGACACGGGCGTCGCCTCGACGCGGGCCTATATCGTCACCAAAGCGATCGAGCCGGGCGGCCCCGGCCGGACGGGCGAAGTCGGCGAGGCCGTGCTCCTGGCGGCCGTGTCCGCGGGCGTGACGATTACCGTCAGCGTCAGCGGCGACTTCGGGAGCCAGAGCATGAGCGGGACGGCCCTGCTCACGGCGATCGGGGCCGAGACCCGCGTGCAGGTGCCGGTCATCGGCTCGGCGCTGAGTGAAATCGCCTTCGTGCAGTACACGATCGGGGATGCCGCCGCCGTGGCGACCGCCTGGAATCTGGATCGCGTGGTCGTGCCCATCGGCCCGCATCAAGCGGTGAGCGGCTGATGGGCCTCGGGTTCTCGCGCCGCGCGCAACTGCTCCTGACGCAGTGGGGCACGGTGACGAGTGGCGCCCTCGTCGCGCAGTTCGATGAATGGGCCGCGGCCCTCACGGTCCTCGCCCCGATCACGGAGCACGTGCGGCTCCCGTATCAAAAGAGCGCGACCCTGCTGACCGACAGCACGGGGATTCCCTTGCTGCATGTACAGGCGCGGGCGTCGGTCTCTCGCTCGACCGCGCAGGTGGTCACGACGGGGACGGTGACGACGCTCAGCTTCGACACGGAACTCTTCGACGTCGGGGACATGTGGAATCCGGCGTTTCCGACGCGCTTGACGGTGCCGATCGGCGGCGCCGGGACGTATCTCGTGTCGGCCATCGTGCCGTGGGCGGCGAATGCGGCCGGCACCTTCCGGCAGATCCGGATCCTCAAGAGCGGCGTGACGCAGCTCGTGCTCTTGAGCAGCGCGCCAACGGCCTTCATCGTGGACCAGCAGCGCGTGGAACTGTTGACGGCGATCGACGGCGACTACTTCGAAGTGCAGGGGCTGCACGATGTCGGCGGCAATTTGAATGCGGGCGTCATCGGCGGCACCAACCTCCAGTTCTCGGCGATGAAACTCGCGGCGGCGTAAGGAGACGAGCATGGCTGACCCCGTCGATCCCGACCAGGCCTTGCGGAAGCGGTTGACGGCGCAACTCGCGCCACAGGCGCAGGCGGCCGACGCCCCGAGCGCGTCGGAGACGCCGCTGAGTGCGCCGGTCGATCCCGCGCCGTTTGCGCCCGCGCCCGCGAATCCGTCCATGGGCGGCGGCCTCAGTCAGGTGACGCCGACCTACGGCACCACCGCCCCGCCGACCTACGGCACGACCGCCGGCCCGACCGAGGCGCCGTGGCCGGAGGTGCCGCTCAGCGAGCAGCCGCTGCCGGTGCTCGGGCCGCCCGTGCTCGGCCCCCCCGAAACGTTTCCGGCCGGGCCGGACGTGCCGCTGAGCGAACAGCCGCTGCCCCCGGAACCGCCGCCGCCGCCGCCGATGCCCCCGCTCAGCGATCCGGGCTGGCAACCGACGTCGCCCCTCGGCTCGCCGGACACTCCGCAGATGACCTATCCGCCGAATCAGCCGTTGCCGGCGCCCCCACTCAGCGCCCCGCCGCACTGGACGCCGTCGCCTGCCCTCTCGATGGGCGCGGCCCCGCAGCAGCAACTCCGGCACCGCCTCCTGTCCACCCTGCGTCGGCCGCAGCCGCGGCGAAGGTTCTAAATGGCGAGCATCGATCCCGAAGACGCCCTCCGGAAACGCCTGATGGGCCAGGTCGATCCCACGGGGGATCCCACGGCGCCGCTGCCGGCCGCGCAGTTCAACGCGATGGACCCGACCGACGGCGGCGACGGCAGCTACACGCCGCCCGATCCGTCCCCGTTCGTGCCGACGGTGCAGCCCGAGCGCGTGCCGGATGCGCCCGCGCCGGCGGCCCCTGCCCCCGCAGCCGCCCCGACCTATGCGCAGGTGCAGGGCTTCGACGCCGCGAAGATGGCGGACCCGAACTACTCGAGCGCGAAGTACACGCCCGCAGCCCGAGAATTCGCCGCAGCGCAAGGGGCCGGGACCGCCATCGGGCGCAACAACCTCGACCCGATGGTGGCGCACGCGCAGGCGAACGGGTTTCCGAATGCGCGCGTGGTCGGCGACGACAAGATCGATTACGGCGACGGCAACGGCCCGATCGACGTGATTCAGAGTAACGGCAGCGTCTGGTTCCAGAACGGCCAGGACCGCTTCGCAAAACCCGGCGCCGGGGCAGGCGGCGCGGCGGCCGGTGGCGCGCAGTTCAACGGGGCGGCGGGCGCGGCCGGCGCGGCGGGCGGCGCCCCCGCCCAATCCGACTTCATGAACCAACTGCGCGCGACGCTCCTCAAGCAGATCGCGCAGGCGCAGACGCCCGTCGATGAGAACGCCTTGCAGATCACGGCGCCGCTCTCGGCCGCGCGCGATGAAGTCTCGCGCTCGAGCGATGCAGAACGCAAAGCCCTCGCCGAACACGCCTATGCGACCGGGGATCTGCACTCGTCGACGCTCGGGCAGCAGATGCAACAGTCCGCCGAGAGAAATGCGGGCGGGCTGTCGCAGTTGCGGGCCGGGCTCATCAGCAACGAGTACAAGCAGAAGCGCGACGAGCTCCAGAGCTATCTGCAGCTGGCGGTGGCGAGTGGCGATGCGGAACTCGCGCGGCAGGTGCAGATGGAGATGGCGCAGTTGAATGCGTCGGTCAACCGCGAAGGGCAGGGCATCAATCTCGCGGAATTCACCGCGCAACTGAATCAACAGGCCGCACTGGCCGGGCTGAAAGGCTGACATGGCGACCCCCGCACCGTCGCTCCAGCAGGGCATGAGCGAGGCGAGCATCGACCAGGCGAATATCGCGATGCGCAACATGCCGTGGTACCAAAACTTCATGAAAGGGATCGGCCAGGATCCCGGCCATCCGCACCTGTCGAAGTCGCAGAGTCAGCAGGTGCTGAAGCAGGCGCAGGCGAATGGCTTCGTCGTGGACGAAGGCGACATGGAAGTGGACGACGGCGGCAACTTCAATCCGAAAGGCCACAAGCTCCGGAACACCTTGATCGTCGCGGGCATCGCGGCAGCGACCATTGCGACGATGGGCGCCGCGGGGGCGTTGGCGGGCGCGGCAGCGGCGAGCGGCGGCGGCGCAGCCGCGGGGGGCGGCGCGGCAGCGGCGGGGGCTGGGGCTGGGGCGGCGGGCGTCGGGGCGGGGGTGGCGGGTGGCGCGGCGGCCCCGGCGCTGGCGGGCACGCTCTCCGCGGGGAGCATGCTCGGCGGCGGCGCGGCCACGGCCGCGGGCGTCGGCGGCTCACTCAGCACGGCCGCGAAGATCGGCAGCATGCTCTCGGGCGGGAACGGCGCGAGCGGCTATCTCGACACGGCGGGGCGCGTGGCAAGCGGGCTGAACGATCTCAGTCAAGGGCGCGCGGCCGGACGGCTCGCGGAAAACAACGCGGCCTATGGCACGGACCGCAACCTCATCGACCTCTACAGAGCGCAGACCGACGCGACCAACAGCCAGAACGTCTTCGATATCGGCAAGGTGAACGCGGGGATCGGCGTGGGCAACCTCGACGTCGCGCAGAAGAAATTCTCGCTCGACGCCCCGGGGCAGCGCGCCAGTAACAGCGTGCGCGGCGACATTCTCGCCAACGCGCAGGACGCCTCCGTCAGCGGCATCTCGCCGAATACGCCGGTGCCCACCATCAGCGGCGGCTTGCGGCCGTCGATGTTCAGTGCGAATACCCGGGCGCTCGGCGGCGAGATGTCCAGCCAGGCGCTCGCCAGTCAGAAGGCCGGTGACACATTCGCGGCGCTGCCGACGATTCCCGATTACGTGAAACCGCCGACCGCCCCTGCGCTCACCGATGTGTCACAGGCGGACGGGCTCGATTCCTGGTTGAACACCGCGAGTACGATCGGCGGGCTCGCCGGCATGATCCCGTACAAGAAGAAAGCGGTGGGCTGATGCCTGAACGGACACTCCTCGCGCCGCAGGATGAGGCCGCGTTTCAGCAGTGGGTGCAGCAGAACCAGTTGGGCGACGTCGACCACCCGGACGCGCACTACGACATGCGCGGCTATTGGAAGGGCGTCGCGGCGAAGGGCGCCGACCAGAGCGAAATCAACGCGGGCGACGGGCTGCGCCACTTTCCCGACACCTACAAGCAGCATGGGCATCCGACCTTCTCGGTCGAATCGCAATATTCGGCCGGGCCGTATGACGGGGGGCGCTGGGTGAACAACGACGCGTTTGTCCCGCCCGGCGCCGACCTGATGATCAATTCGCGCGGGCAGTCCCGCATCGACCCGCAACAGAACCTGCGCGCGGCGCTCATCGCGAAATTGAAAGGCGAACGCTGATGGGACTGGGACTTCAAGGGGCGTATGGCGCGGGGGCGGTGCAGGCCGGGCTGAGGCAACGCCTCATCGATCAGGCGATGGCCGAGAAGCAGCAGCAGGACATGGAACTCGCGCGCCGCAGCGCGGATCGTCAGGATCGCCAACTCGACCAGAACGATCAGTACCGGCAGGACACGCTGAACGAACAAGTCGCGCAGCACGCCGCCGCGGCGGCCGACCGCTATGACAAAGGCACGCTGGCGATTGACGAAGCGACGCCGCCGGGCTTCATGCCCGCCAGCACGCCGGCGCCCCTCGTCGGGCGGTTGCAGATGATTGGGGCAATCACGCCGCAAGCGGCCCGGCCGCGGGTGGACGAAGGCCCGCTCCTGCCGGGCGACACCGGGGCTGATGTGCCGGAAGGCTTCCAGAAGCGCGCGACGGCGGCGCAGAGCAACACGGCGGCCGACAACGCGCGGCTTGATGTGACGCAGCAGAACCTCGCGGCCGATCGCGCGGAAGGACATCGCATCCAGGAAGAGGGCAACGCCCAGCGGGCCTCGGATGCCGCCGCCATGCGGGGCGTCGTCGGCGCGAATGCCGCCGGCGCCGCGGAGACGCGCGCCCTCACGAACGAGATGCGCCAGACGCAGATCGATGCCGCGAACGAAAAGGCGGCGGCGACCGAGAAAGAACGGACGCGCGTCGAAGGCAACGCGCGGGAATCGACGCGGACCGCGCTCGACCTCGTGGACCGGCTCGAGAAGCACCCCGGCCTCTCGACGGCGACCGGGCTGACCGGGCCGTTTGTGTCCAAGTTCAGCCAGGCCGCGACCGACGCCAACGCCCTGCGCGATCAGCTGGTGGCGACCTTGACGCTGCCGAACCTCGGCGCGCTCAAGGGGCCGATGTCGGACAAGGACGTGCTCTTCGTGAAGCAGCTGGCGACGCGGCTCGGCAGTCCGAGTCTGTCGGAACAGGAAACACGCCGCGCGCTCGGCGAGGCCAAGACGTTCCTGCGCAACAAGAGTGACGCGGGCGGTGGGGCGGGCAACACGATTCGCGCCCGCGATCCGCAGGGCAATCTGCACGAAGCGCCAGCGGGAACCGCGCTCCCGGCTGGCTGGAAAGCGGAGCGGTAAATGCCGCAGCACGGTTGGACGCGCGTGGACGAATCAGCGCCCCCGAGTGCGGCGCCCGGCGGGTGGACGCCTGTCCAGGAGACGCCGGAGGAGTCGGGCGTGCCGACGGCGACGGCGGCCGACATGCTCACACGGCGCGGCATCAGCAGCGACACGTCCGACAGTCCGGAGCGGTTCAGCGGCCTGCACCAGATGCTGCGCGGCGTCGCGCAACCGGAGTCAGCGAGCGACATGCTGCCGCTGTTGATCCCGAACGCGATGGGCGCGGTGGGCAACGCGGCCAGGGCGTATATCCGGACGGCGAAGGAAGCCCTCAGCGAAGGCTCGACGGCGCGCCAGCTGCCCGGTCGCATGTTGGGGAAGTTGTACGGCAAAGCCTTTCCCGCGGCCGAGCCCGTATCCAATGCGACGGGATCAGTGCGCTGGGATCCGCCGCCCGAACCGCCGCCCCCGACGCCGCCCCATCTCGATCTCTCGCGCCAGGTGAAGGCGGGCTCGATGACGCGCGAGCAGATGGCGGAACGGTTCGCGAAAGTGAAAGCCGAAGGGTACACCCCGCCGCCGCCCGAGCCGAAGTCGATGCTCGGCGGACGGCTGCGAATGGCCCCGCCCACGGAAGCGCCGCCGATCGCGGTGGAGCCTGCTGGCCTGCCCGAATCATGGAAACAGTTCGCGGAGCCACCCGCCGCCAGTGCAGCGCCGCCGCCGCCGGCCACTTACGATCGGCCGATGTGGAGCCGCGATCCCGGTGGGCCGGGTCCGGGCGCGATGAGCGTCAAGGAGACGGCCGAGAACCTGCGCGCGTTATACGGATCGAAGGAAGCCGCGCAACGGCTCGGGGTCAGCGTCGAGGCGATCGAGCGACTGGCGCCAGGGCCGAGTCGGATCCCGACGATGCAGCGCGTGTCGACGGGCTATCAGGGTGTCGAATCGCTGGATCAAGGTTTTGCCCGCGGCGTGAGCGACCCGCGCGGTATTGGCACCACGGAAGCGGTCGGGGGCATAGCCGCAGCGGGCGGCATGGCGGAGGCGGTGCGGCGCGCGATCCGGAAGCGACTGACAGGCGAACGCTAGACGGCCTTCCAGGTGCTTTTGACAAGCGCGACGACCGCGACGATGAGTAGAACCAGGAAGGCCATATTGACGTTGGCCTTCAGCACATACCACGCGCCCGCGATGAGTGCGTCCATACGGCTGAGTCTACTCTCTTTCTAACCGGAGGATCTGCATGGAACTGCTGGCCCTGACACTCAATCCGCTCGCGCTCCTGCTCTGGCTGGTCGTGCTGTGCCTCTGTGTCTGGGCCGCGCAGGCCATCATGGCGGCCTTTAGTCTGCCGCAACCGATTCAAACGCTCGTCTATGTCGCTATTGTCGTGGTCGTCGTGCTGATGCTGGTGCAACTCCTCGGCGGCGGGGGATCGATCCGTGTGACCTGATGGCGAATCCGGATCTCACCACCCTGGGGCTCATCAGTCTCGGCCTCGGCCAGCTCGCCACCGTCATCTCCGTCGCCCTCGCCGCCCGCAACGCCCGCAAACGCGACGCCGCCCAGAGTCACGACAAGGCCGAGGCGATTGCCGCCGCCGCCAAACTGGTCGATGACCGCGCCGACCGCGACCGCCGCTGGATGATCGAAGACCGCGAAACCTTGGAGCGCAAGGTGCAGGCGACGGCCGACACGCTCGCGTTGAAGGTGGCGGCCGACAGCGCCGAGGTGGCGCGCATCCAGCGCGAACATATTGCGCGCCTCGCCGACATTGCCCGCGGCGACCAGGCGGCGCTCGGGCACAAGGTCGAAGCGGCGACGGTCACCGCGACCACCGCCGTCGGCGAACTGAAAGCCCTGGTGAAAGAGAACACCGAGATCTCGACGTCGGCGTTCCACGAAGCCAACGGCGCGAAATTGCTCCTGGCCGAGCAAGCCAAGATCCTGCAGGAGGAAGTCGAACGCCGCAACGTCATCGACCTGAAGTTGTCCAACGGCGTCCCGCACCGGCGGGCGACCGACCCGGAGGGAGAAACGCACGGATGAGATGCCCGAAGTGTCAGGCGGAAGATCTGCCACCGCCCGCGCGCCCGACGCTCGAGCGGCTGCAGAACGGGACGATCTACTGCTCGGTCTGCGCCCATGTCTGGGTGCCGAAGCCATGAACCGCAAGGTCTGGGGGATTGTCGCGTCGCTCCTCGATGGGCACTCCGGCTGGATGCTGCGCGGGAAGTGTCTCGGGGCGTGGACGTTTCTGTGGACAGTCGATTATGCGGAAGCGGTGGAGCTGCAGGGCTATCTGCGATCGGGGTTGACGGTCGAAGAGAGCTTTGCCAAACAACACGCGCGGATCGACAAGGAGCGGGAATGACTCCAGACGGCACCTTCGGCCGCGCCATCGACACCGGCGACGGCACCTTCGTCCTCGGCCCCGCGGGGGAAACGGCCCGCGCGCGGCATGTCGATCACGGCTACGGCCGGCGCTACTGCTGGACCGGCGGCCGGCTCTACGTCCAGGGGCTGCCGGGGAATGACGCGTGGTATCTGCTCGAGCCGGGCGACCACTGGCGCGGCCCGGTCGTGCTCCCGATTCCCGCGCCGCCGGAGGCGCCCCCTTTTAGCCCGCTGCCTGCGCTGGTCGTCCGCGGGCACGTCTTTGTCGAGGCGACCGGGACGCGTTGCACCTTGATCGAGGCGTCGAGTTTTCAGGCGGCGCAGAAATTCATGGACGGCGACAACGGCCTCGACGCGCACTTCAGCCAGCTGGAGGATCTCGGCTTCAACACGATCCGCGTTTTCGGCATGGCGCAGAACCTCTTCGACTTCCATCCGCTGCGCTATCCGAGCTACTACGAGCAGTTGCCGGTGTTCGTGGACTTCGCGGCGCGCTACGGCTTGCGCGTCGATTTCGTCGTCTTCCCCGACTGCGCCTTGCTGATGCCGGCACTCGCGGACCAGCAGGCGCATTGGGCCAAGGTCGGCGCGGCGCTGCTCCCGATGGCGCACTCGGTGCTCGTCTCGTTGCAGAACGAGGCGGACCAGACGCCGAACCGGATGCAGACCGCAGCGTTTCAGCCACTACCCGGCCTGCTCTGCTCGCATGGCAGCAACGGCTCGCGGCAACCGCCGGTGCGGCCCTGGTGGAGTTTCGAGGAGTATCACACCAACAACGAAAGCCAGTGGTGGCGCGAGCCGCACAACGCGATGGAATTCGAGCAGGGGGCGGAGGGCATCACGGCCAGTCACGTCCCGATGCACGTCTCGGAAAACAAGCGGCCCGACAACGACAGCGTCGTGAGCCACTTTCGCGACGCGGCGCAGTGCGCGGCGCTCCTCTGCGCGGGGTTCTGCTTCCACTCGATTCCGGGACGGACGAGCGACTATCTCGGCGGGCACGACCTCGCCTGCGCGCGGGCGGTCATCGACGGGATGCACTCGATCCCGCTCGGCTGTCAGGACGGGGCGTACCGGCATCGCGCCGATCTGGAACAGCCGAACGCGGGGACGACGGGCGAGCGCGCCTATCAACGCGGCACCGACACCGTCTGCATCGCGCACAGTCGTCCATGACGCAGCCGCCCTGCGCGGAGGCGGTTGTTGAACCTGACCCGCCGCCGCTCCCGGCGCACGAACTGACGGCGGCGACGCTGATGATCGTGCTGCTCTTTGTCGCCGTCGCCATCTACGAGATCTTCGCGGTGACGACCAAGCGGCGGACGATCTCGCAGCGCATCCAGCAGTTGCTGCGCGGGCATCGCGGCTGGCAGTGGCTGGCGTTCGCGGGCTTCGCGCTGCTCGGGGTCCATTTGATTTTCGGCGGGCCGCTGTGAAGATTCTGCCTGACGCCGCCATCATCTGCCCCTTCTGTCGCTGCCAGCACACCGACGATCACTGCGCCAACGCGCTCGGCAAAGCGATCGGATCGCTGAAGCGCCTGGAGACGATCAAAGCCCGCAAGGCCTGGGTCTGTCCGCCGATGCCGATGCCGGATCCGATCGTGGCCGAGGTCGCCGGGATCGTATTGATTCTCCCGCCCGTGCCGATCGCGGTCGAGCCGCCGCTCTCGCCGGCGGAAATTGCCCGCGCCGCGATCTTCGTGCTCTCCGGGCAGGTGCGGGAAGTGACCGAGGCGATCCAGCGCGTGCGCCAGACGCCGTGGCCGGACGAGGGCGGCAGTTAGGCGTGGTAACTTTTCTGGTAACTTTTGTACCCGTAGCCCGGCAAAATTGAGCAGATTCCGGCAAGGGCCAGCCTCGCCCGGTGACCCGCAGATCGCGGCATTTCCTAGCAAATCGTTGAATGTTTTCGGGGTTTTGAGGGGGAGCGGGCTACGGGGATCGAACCCGTGTCCGAGGCTTGGGAAGCCTACGACACTTTCCGTAAGTGCTTCCGTTTACGTCTACTTACCGGCGCCGGTAACTTTTGCGGTAACTGTTGCTCGGCGGATGCCGCCACCAGCGCCGCCGCGCGGGCCGCGCTGACCGCCGCGACGGCGTCGCGATCGACCGCCGCATTGGCGCCGAGGGCATACTGCGCCGTCGCGCGCGACCCCGGCGCGTGGTTCAACATGCGGCCGACCGTCGCGAGGTCGCCCTTCGCGCGGTAGGTATCGGCGCCGACGCTGTGGCGCATCGAGTAGAGGTGGATCGGCGTGTCGGGGCCGTCGATCGTCCGCGCGGCGCGTTTGAAGGAGTGGCTGATCGCCTCGGGCTGAAAGCGCGGCATCCCGGCCGCCACGTAGGCATCAAAGCCCGCCTCGCCCTCCACTGACAATGGCGTCCACTTCGCGGGCACGCCCTGGCCCTTCTCGCTCGCCGGCCAGAGAAACTCGCGGCGCCCGTCCGCGCCGATGCGGAAGTGGCGCGGCTTTACTTTGAGCAAGTCCACCGCGCGCAGCCCGACGGCGATGATGACGCCGCAGGCGAGCTTCGCGGCGGACAACTGGCGAATCCCTTTCTTGACGTAGCGCCAGGTGGGCATGGCGTCCACGATCGCGCGCAGCGTCGCGTACGGCACCGACTGGTCAACCGGGATCCACGACTTCGGGCACGTCGTGTCCTTCACCGGATTGGCGGCGCCGGCGCCGTCGAGGACCGTAAACAGTTGCAGTAGCGCGGACCGGCGATGATAGACGGTCGGCTCGGCGAAGAGCTTGAGCCAGCCCTGAATCACCGCTTCGATCGCGTCCGTCGTAATACTGCTGCGCGGTGTGTCCTCGCCCAGCGCGGCGATCCACAGCTCAAGATACGCGCGGATCTGTCCGACGTATTTCTGCGCGGCGATCTCCGGCTTGGCGAGGAACCGTTCGACCTCCGCGCGCAAGGACCCGGCGAGCCGGCGCCGGGTGCCGTACTTGCCGATCTGGAGCTCGCGCCACGCCTTCAGCTCGTGCGGCGGTTGGCGGCCCCACGGGGAGACGCGCAACTTGCCCCCGACGCGCACGACCAGACGCCACTTGTCGCCGCGGCGCTGAAAGCCGGTGGGTGTGCGGGGCACTAGGTGTTCGGGTAGGGCTTCGCGGTGCGGATGTAGCCGCCGCGTTTCTTTTTCAGATAGCCGTGGCGCACCAACACTCCGAGCCCGATCTGCTGGACGCCGCCTCCGGCCACTTTGCGCAGGTCCGCCGTTGACACGGGCACGCGGCGATCGAAGAGCGCGAGCTTCGCGGCAGTGTCCATCGGGGGCGGCGCGCCCGTCGTCGCCTTGCGTGGTCGTCGTCGCCGTCGGGTAAGTGCCTCGTCAATGAGCGGCGGCGCGCCGCCGTTCGCATGGCCGTTCAACAGCCCGATCGTGGCGCGGATCGCGGCGGCGGCGGCTTCGTGCTCAGCGAGGAGACGGTGCAACTGATCGCGGGTCACGTCCATAGAGGGACTCCGTGTTGAGGGCTGGGTTACGCCCCAGCGTCTTCGTCGAGAAAGAGATCCGCCCAGCGGTTCATCTGCACGATCTGCAGCGGGCGGCGCGTCTTCAGGCGCTCGATCTTGGCGATGAGCGCGGCGGCGTGGGCCTCGATCTCCGCCGGCGTCAGGGCGCAGTAGCGCCGGCCGCGCAGGTCAGCCTTGGCGGCTTGGCGTCGCCGAGCGAACGGGACGATCCGCGTCGGGTCCGCACTCATTCCACCTTCTTTTTCTGGGCCGCGGGATCCGCGATCTCGCCGAGATTGTCGATGAAGTCGTGCGCGGCGGCGCGGTGCTTCTCCGCTTCCCAGTGGCGGATGCGGTCGGCATCGGCGGCCTGCTGATCGTGCGCGGTCGAGCGGCGATCCTCGCCCGAGCGGCGATCCGTCAACGGGGCGGGGGTGGGGAGGGGCGCGCGGCCGTCGCGCTGGCGGGCGTGCTGCTCGAGTGTCAAGCGCACCTGCACTTTCACGGCGGTGTGCGAATCGTGAAACCAGTTCGCGATCTCGTAGTCTTCGTCGTTCAGCCGCTCGCCGCGCGGATCCGACAGGACGAGGACGCGGTCGTCGGTGTCGCCCTGCTTGAGGTCGTCCAGGGTCGTGCCCATCAGCTTCGCGATCTTCGCCAGCTGCGCGTCTTCCGTCGCGCGCGTGCCTTTCTCCGCGCCCTGGAGACAGCCGACCGAGACGCCCGCCAGCTTCGCCATATCCAGTTGACTGATGTGGCGTTCCTTCGGCGCTTTCGGCCGGCCCTCGGCATTGTGGCCCTTGCGCCAGTCGGCAATGCGCTTCGCGATGAGACTTCCCACGTCGTCATTGTTAGGGGGCGGCGCATAGGGATCAAGACGCCGAACGAGTTTCATCGATCTCCCACCTTACATTAACTAGCGGGAGTCTAACTAACTAGTTGACAGCGGTCAATCAGGCTGATAGATTAACGACATCAGTTAACTATGTCCAGCCACACACCGCGCGTCACGGACGGAACTAACTCATCGAAACGGCGCCGACGGCGCGATCTAGATAACTCGGGCCGCACGCTGCGCATCGCCCGCCGGGCGGCCCGGCTGACGCAGCGCCAACTGGCCGCCAAGGTCGGCGTCGATCACTCCTTCATCTCCCTGATCGAGAGCGGCGACCGCGACTGGCGCGGCATCGGCTACGAAACGATCGTCCGCCTCGCCGTCGTGCTCAACGTCGCGCCGGCGGATCTGTTTCCCATCCGCCCGTTCAACGCGAAGGGGGCCGCATGAGCGCGCCCCGCTGCTACACGCTGGCGCAGGTGCTCGATCTGCTGCAGCTCAAAGTCTCGACGTTCAACACGCTGAAGCGCCAGGGCCATCTGCCATTCATCGAAGAACTGCAGCCGCGCCTCGGGATGCACGCGCGTTATCGCGCCGATCTGGTCGATCGCTATCTCGCCGGGCAGTGGGGCAGTCCGCGATCGTTCCGCAGTCCCCAGAGGAAATCCGCATGAGCCTGATCTGTTCCTGGTGTCAGTCGCCGATGAACGACGAACCCGCCGGCGACGCGCCGGTGTCGCACGGCTGCTGCCCTCGCTGCCAGGCACGGCTGCATGCGGAGATGGATCAGATCGAAGCCGGATCGATCGCCGTGCAGGCCGTCGAACGGTTGCTCGAGGAGACGGCCCGCGCGCGGCGCATCGCGGCCCTCCTCCTCGTCCTGCTCGCCGTCGCCCTCCCCGTCGCCGCGCAGACGCCGCTCGGCGTCGCCCCCGCGCTCACGCTGAGCGTCGGCAGTGCGATCGATCTCGGCACCTCGCTGCAATCGATTCATTCGGGCCTCGGGCAGGAGGGGAATCCGTTCCTCGCGTCTGTCGGGACGCCGGGCTTGATCGCCTGGAAGGTCGGCGCGACCGCCGGGTTGATCGTCGTCTGTCGGCGGCTCGCCGGCGCCGGGCATCCGCGGATCGGGAAGGCGCTGGCGTATGGGGTCGGGATCGGGTTGGCGGGACTCGGGGCGCGCAATGCGCGCGTGGGGACGCGATGAGCGACAAGCACGACGGCCCCTTCGATCCGAAGGTGCTCGACGCCCCGCGGCGGGACGACGGCGGGCCTGCGTTTCCGTCGGATGGTCCGGCTGATGCGATCAGCTATTGGGGCATGTCACTGCGGGACTACTTCGCGGCGCAAGTGCTGCCGGCCGTCTACGCGCATGCGCTGAACGAGGGCGTGGAGTCGCAGGACGCGATTGTGGCAGAAGCCTACGAACTCGCGGACGCGATGCTTGAGCAGCGCACGAAGGAGTCGTCATGACGGATCCCAGGTTCGCGACGACCGCGCCGCTCCCGCTGCCCGAGGACGCCCCGATCACCGACGACGACGTCCTCGAGGCGATGGTCGTGTACGGGGGGAGTTTCGTTCGCGGCCTCGCGCAGCTCTATCAACGCGCCGATGCCGTCAACCGCGCGACGTTACAGCAGGCCTTCGCGAAGCACTGGCGGGAGTATCGCGAGGTCGTGGCGCTGAAGCGCCGTCAGGTGCGGGCATGAATCCAGGCGCCCCGGCCGTCGATCCCACCTGGCTCTTCTACGCGGCCCTCGGGATCGTCTTACTGATCGCGCTGATCCTCGTGGCGCTCAAAGCGCCGCAGCCGCCCGTGGTGAAGCACGACGACGACGCATTGAAACGCGCGCAGCTCGATGTCGCGACGCGCCTGGGCCGCAGCCAGTCGGTGATCGTGCCGCGTTCACGGAACGGACGGATCGGGTGAGCGCCCGCGAGCCGACCGCCTCGGAAATGTTCGGCGACGAGCCGCCCGGCGTCGCCGTCCCCGGCACGATCCCGATGGACCCCTGTACGGGGTATCGGGAACGCCCGCGCTTCCGCCGGCGCTCGGACGGCCGCGCCTACGTGGTGCCCGGGCCGGCCGAGCGCCGCGAGACGGAACTGCCAGCGAGTTACTACAAGGAAGAGGACGAACCCATGCCCCCGACCAATGCGCCTGCTGCTACTGCCGCGCCCGCCATGACCGTCTATGACTGCATCGTCGGCGTCTCCCGCGAGATCGCGACGGTGGGCGTCTCGAAATCGCGCAGCAACCTGCAACAGAACTACAAGTTCCGCGGCATCGATGACGTGCTCAACGCGCTGTCGCCGCTCCTGGCCAAGTATCGGCTGGTGATTCTGCCGCGCATCCTGTCCCGCACCGTGGTCGAACACGCGTCGAAAAGCGGCGGCGTGTTGTTCTACGTGACGGTCGAGGCGGAATTCGATTTCGTCTCGGCGGCCGACAGCTCACGGCACACCGTCAAGACCTACGGCGAGGCGATGGACAGCGCCGACAAGGCGACGAACAAAGCCATGAGCGCGGCCTACAAGTACGCCGCCTTCCAGACCTTCTGCATTCCGACCGAAGGCGACAACGACGCCGACGCGACGACGCACGAGCCCGTGATCCAGATCCGCGAGACTCCGGCCGCGCCCGCGGTCGCCATGCGTGTGGACCCGAGCGCAGGAGATTCGGGTGCTAGGCCGAGCGGGGCCGAAGCGCCGGGAGATGCCGCTCTCTCTCCCGGCACCCTTGACGCTCCGCCAGACGGCGCGCTCTACGTGACGAGCGTGGAAACCCGGCCGACGAAAAACCCGAAGGTGATCAAGGCGCTCATCAACTTCACCGATGGCCGCGTGCGCTCGACCATCAACACCGCAATGATGAACCTCGCGACGAAGTGCAAGGAGAATCACCGCCCGGTGTGGGTGGAAGACGCCCAGAGTCAGTATGGCTGGGACTTGCTCAAGCTGACGCTGGCATCAACGGCGGCGGAGATCGCGGCGACGAAGTGGGCGCCGGAGGGATCGCAGGAGGCGTTCTGATGCGCGCTCGCCCGCATGACCATCCGTGCCAGCAGTGCCTGACCCCGACCGACTGTTACGGCGACCTCGAGGCGAACGACGACGGCTGGCCGCTGGTGCGCTGCCGCGCGTTTCATCTCGACAGCGGGCAGATCGATGACATGTTCCTCTGCGACGACTGCGCCGAGAAAGTGCGCGCCGAAAACTACGACCCGCCCGATCCCGACGGCGAAGACTTCCGCGGCGGGGAAGCGGCGGCGTATCAGGCTGAGCAGATGGCCGAGGCCAGAAAGCTGAAGTGATGGGCGCCTTCGCGAACCTGCCGACGAAAGCCGACGTGGACGCGGCGCGGGTCGGGAAGCCGATCGGGAAGGGCGTGAGTCGCCTCGACACGGCGATGGCCGAAGAGAAGGACGACGCGCGCAAACTCCGCCGGTGGGCGGCCGAGGTGAAAGCGCGCGATGCCGGGATCTGCCGCGTCTGCGGCATCCAGACGATCGTGACGTGCGAACTCGACGAACGGCGCGGCGAGAACCACCACATCGTGTCCAGAACCAATCCGGTGACCCGGCACGACCGCCGCAACGGGTTGCATACGTGCTGCAAGTGCCATCGGTTGTTCAAGGCGCACAAGCTCTTCGTTGTCGGCACGGCCCGGCAGATGTACAAGGCGGGGCGTGGCCTGACGGCGAAGTGGTATCTCAATGGCGATCTCCCCCTCACATTTACCGAGAGGTGTCCGACATGAATGCGAAGTATCTGCCGAATCTGGACGTGGTCAGCGCGAAAGCCCACGACGCGTGGATGGCGGGAAAAACCGCGCAGGGGATCACCAGCCGCAAAGCCGAGGACGGCGAAGAGTTGATGGTGCCGTACGCCGACCTCTCCGAGAAGGCGAAGGAACTCGACCGGGGGATGGTGCGCGCGGTCTACGCCGCGATTCAGGCGACGTGGGCGGCCGAAGAGGAACCCATCGCGCCGACCCCAAGACGGGCCAAGGCCGTCACGACGTGATCGGCGTCCTCCTCGGCCTCGCGGTGTGGGCGGGGGTCGTGTGGATCGGCTCGCGATGGATCGACCGCCCGCGGCAGGTGCTCGACAGTCTCGGCCGGATCTCCGAGCGGTGGTTAGACGAACAGACACGGAACCGACGGTAGACCGAACGAGGACGAAGATTCTTATGCGCGATCTCGAAGAGGAGAGTACTTCGATGCCCGAAGACCTCGCGTCGGCGAGTCCGACCGATTCATCGGGCGCAAGTCCGACGCGGCGATGAAGGACGTTCGCGCGTGGGCGTTGATCGATCCGCGCACCGATGGCATCCGAGGCGGCGAGTATCGCTGCGCGATCTTCTGGACACGCGCAGGGGCGAAACTGGAATTGGCCCGCTATCCAGAATGTTCCATCGTGAAGGTGTGGATCACGTCGGATCGCGATCGCCGCCGCAGTCGCTCCGCCGTCGTTCTTGAGGATGCCAACGCGGTCGGCACCGCCGATGCGAGGTCTCCGACGTGAATGCCATTCGTCCGTTCGAGATCGCGTGAAGAGCCTTTGATCGTCGTTCTCCCCACGGCCTCCAGTACGCACTTCCGCGTATGGGATGAGGAGGCTTTCCTGCACCAGTGAGAAGGGAAGGGTCGTATGAGTCTCAGAAACCGGCAAGACACGCAGAGCGAGAACCCGAACAACCCGCAGTTCACGAACCAGCAGCCCGCGCAGAAACGCAAACGCGCCTCGTGGGCGCCGCCCTATCAAACGCCCATTCACGGGGTGGTGGACGGTGAACCGGTGCGCATCCTCCAGATCGGGGACATGCCGGGGAAGAGTCCGGTCTATCTCTGCGTCGATGAACAGGGCTTCAGCGCGCCGGTGAGATTGTCCGACGTGCAGATCACCGACGGCGCCTTCCTGCCGCTGCAGGGGATGGCGCGCGGGCGGACGCGGACGCAGCAGCAGTAGGGAACCGGAGCATCCAGGGCGAACGGGAGTTGGCCTGAGAAGCCGTGTGCGGGGCCGAGCGGCGGATGGACATCGGCCCCATTTAGAAGTCTTATGCGCGATCTCGGCGAGGGAGAGTAACGCGATGCCTGAAGACCTCGCGTCGGCGGAACAGGTGATGCCGTCATTCGCAAGACCGGACGACGACGATGCTTGACCTTGACGATGGTCCGTGCGGCATCTGTATCGATGGCGGCGACGGCGATCTCCCAGAGTTTGAGAGCACCGTCGAAGTGCGCGCCCGAAAGGCGCACCGCTGTTGCGAGTGTCACGACACGATCGCGATCGGCCAGACCTATGAGCGCATGACCGGCAAATGGGACGGCGTGGTTAAGACACACAAGACCTGTCTCGCCTGCGCCGAAGTGCGGAACACCCTGTGTTGCGACGGTTGGACGTACACGCGGCTCTGGCACTACGCCGAAGAAACCGCCTTCGACCATCTCACGACGGGGTGTCTCGCGCAACTGACGACCGCCGCCGCGAAAACCAAACTGCTCGATCGATGGCGGCGATGGAAGGGGCTCTCTTGAGGATGTGTCGATCAGCCAGTCTGACAAACGCGTGGCCTCCGAGGTCGCACCACCCGTGCGGTCGTAGCGCGACAGATCGTCGTCGTTCGTAATCGTTTCTTCAGGTTGCGCGATCTTTCCACGCCCGTCGCGCAGGCTGTGCAGGTCTCGACGTGGACACCAGAATCGCAGGTGTCGAGTGGCGCGTGGGCGCATGTTGTCGAAATCGCTCAGCACGTCGGAGAAGTTCGCGTCGGTCAGCGGCCACCTGGTCGAATTCTGCCACGCGCTCTATCCGCTGCTGATCTCGCACACGGATGACTTCGGGCGCCTCCAGGGCGACCCGTTCACGGTCAAGCATCAGTGCTACCCGGCGTCGGTCCGGACGCTGGACGACTTTGCCGACGCGCTGCTCGAGCTCCACCGCGTCGAGCTGATCCGCTGGTATGTCGTCGGCGGGAAACGCTACCTCCAGATCGACAACTTCGACCCGCACCAGTTGGGCTTGCACAAGCGGACACGGTCGCGGTTCCCGGAAGTTCCCGGAAGTTCCGGGAAAGTCCCGGAGATTCCCTCTGAAGAGAAGGGAAGGGAACAGGAAGAGAAGGGAAGAGAACAAGAACCCGTACCGGCGCGTGCCGCGCCTGCGCTCGTCTCGCCCGCTCGCGTGCAAGCCGCGCAGGCCGCGGCCGTGGCAAACGGGAAGACGCACGCCAAGACCAAGGCCGCCCTGGCCGGACAGGTCGCGGAACTGCGCGCGGGCTTCGAAGAATTCATGGCGCACTACCCGAAGGGCCACCGGGTCGGCAAGTTGCTCGCCTGGAAGGCGTGGCAAAAGCTGCGGCCGTCGTTGGTGCTCAAGGACCTCATCGTCGCCTCGGTCGATGAGCACAAAGCGTGGCCGACCTGGCTGAAGGACGGCGGGGACTTCATCCCGCATCCGACGACGTTTCTGAATCAGGCGCGCTGGGAGGATGAGCCGCCCGTGCGCGGCCCGACGCCCGAGAAGGCGATGTTCGCGGCGCCGACCCAGGCCGACGTCGAGGCGCAACTTGAGATTCTGCGGCGGCGATGATGACTGAGGTCGAGTTGTTCGAATTCAACGTGGTGTTCGCCGATCTGCGGCGGGTGTTTCCAATCCGTGCCGACGAGAGCGACGCGCGGCAGCTCATCGCGTCCTACTTCGCGGCCTTCCGGCGCTTCCCGCTGGCACGCGTCAAGGCGGGGGCCGAGGCGTGGATCGCGCACGGGAAACGCTTCCCGCGCCCGGCCGAGTGGATCGAGGCGATGCCGCAGCCGACCGTGCAGGCCGCGGTGGGTGAACTCTCCGCGGACGAGGCGGACGTCTGGCTCGAGGCCGAGCGGCGCCGCTGGGAAGGCCGTCCGTGCAGTTGCCCCGCGTGTCGGCAGGCCGGGGTGAGCCGGCGACCGATCCGCTTCGTCCCGGAATTCGACGCTGACGACGCCGACGTCCGGGGCCGGATCGGCGACCGGGTGATCACGCGCGGGCACTGGGCACACGGGGACGAGCTCGCGCGCTGGTATGCGGCGAAGGACGCCGCCATGCAGGCCTTCCGCCGCTGGGCCGAGACGCACGCGATGCGTGCGGACGGCAAAAAGAAGAAGCGGCCGTCGTTCGAACAGCGCATCGAGGCAATTTTCACGAAACGGGAACCCCCCGCGCCGACGCCGGAGCGGGAACCGGGGCAGGAAGGCTAATGGCGTATTTCTCGAACGGCACCGAAGGCGATCTCTATCTGGAAGCGGTGTGCATGAAGTGCGCGAACTATCCGGCGGACGATGCCACGCGCGACTGTCCGATCCGCGCGGTGCATTTCTTCTACAACTACGACCAGCATAAAAACCCCGAGGTCAAAGGGATCCTCAATATCCTGATTCCGCGCACGAAGGACGGCGGGAACGCGCAGTGTTCGATGTTCCGGCCGCTGCCGTTGCGCGTGGTCCGCTGATGCCGCGCTTTGAGATCGGCGGCGGCCGCGAGTCGGAAGTCATCGACGGCGTGCCGGTGTTCCGCTGGTTGTACCCGCACAGCGTCGATACCGACTGGCCCGTCTGGCAGATGCCGGCAGGGTCGGCAGGACAAACGCGTGGTCTGCCGGCCCAACCGACCGACGTGGTCGCAGCGCGCCAACTGGATCTCTTCGTGGAGACTCACTGATGGCGACCCGCGGCTGGCAGGACTTCACCGCCGCCGACGCGGCCCGGCACAACGCCAAGCTGGAGGTGAAGGCCAAGCCGTCGAAGTATCACGCGGTCAAGACCACGGTCGGGACGATCACCTTCGACAGTGCCGCCGAGGCGCGGCGCTATGGCGAGCTCAAGGTGCTCGAGCGCGCCGGCGAACTCGGTCTGCTCGAGCTGCAGCCGCGCTACCGGCTCACGGTGACGGCACCAGTAGGCACGGTCGTGATCGGCGAGTACCGGGCCGACTTTCGTTACCGGACGGCGGCCGGGGATCTCGTCGTCGAAGACGTCAAAGGCATGGCCACGCCCTTGTATCGGTGGAAGAAAAAGCACACCGAAGCGCAATACGGCGTGACGATTGTCGAGGTCCGGTGAACATCCGGGGTCTGTCGGCAGCCGCCCGCTACTGGCAACGCCGCGCCCGAGGCGCCTGTGTCCGATGCGGGCAACCGACGGGACATCGCGGCGCGTGTTGTCTGCGATGCCAAGCGTGGAAGCGGGACTGGATGCGGCGGCGCTTTGGGTATGGGCGGTTGACGCCGGCGCAGAAGTCAGCACAGGCGCGGCAGGCGGCGTTGAAGCGATGGCAGCGCCTGGCGGACGAGGACGAGGTCGGCATAGTCGATGCGAGGTCTTCACCGTGAGTGCGTTTCATCAACGCCGAGATCGCGTCAAGGACGTCTCGTGCTCCTGACGCTCTCCCTCGACGAGCTGGATCAGATCGTCCAAGGATTAGCCATGCTCCCGGTCGCCGCGGATCTCCATCGACGACTCGCGGCGAAGCTGCACTGCGAATCGCTGCTGCCGATCCCGGACGACACACGGCGCGTCTGGGTGCGTAGTTTCAAAGTCGGGGAAGCGGACGTGAGCTGTGAATACTACGACGCCGTGACGTGTGATCGGATCGAGGCGGCGATTGACGCGGTGCTCCGAACGAAGTCCGACGAACGCTCTGTCGCGATCTCGGCGACGGTGACCCGATCGGCGTCGAAGACCTCGCGTCGGAAGGTGGGGTAATGCCTGCAGCCTCAAGAACGACGATCGAGCGCGTGTGGGCGATGCCGTCCGCACAGACGTTTGCCATTCCGCCGATTGCCGAGTTATTGACGCGATGGTTGCGGGGCTGCGCGATCGTCATTGATCCGTTCTGTGGGCAGTCTGTTCTCGGCTCGCACCGGAACGATTTGGCGAGCGGCCAGGATGCGGAATCCTACGTACATTCTCTGGATGTCGAGGCGGATGCGGTGTTGTTCGATCCTCCGTATTCGCCTCGCCAAATCTCGGAAGTCTATCGTTCAGTGGGTCTCGCGTGTGGCCAACGGGAGACACAGAACGGCGGTCTGTATAAACGTGTCAAGGATGCCTTGGACCAGAAACTCGCGCTCGGAGGCATCGCGATCTGTTGCGGCTGGAACTCGGCCGGTTTTGGCGTGTCACGGCGGTATGAACCGCTCGAAATACTCTTGGTGTGCCACGGCGGCGCACACCAAGACACCATCGTGACCGTGGAGCGGAAAGTCGCGCACCAGGGGTGTCTCGTTCTTGAGGATAGCGAAGCGGTCGGTTCCGCCGATGCGAGGTCTTTACGGTGAGTGCCATTCACACATTCGAGATCGCGTGAAAGGAATTTCTTAATGTCAGATCAACCCTCCTCTTCCCTCTCTGCCGTCCCCGTCCGAGGGCTGGAGGAGCAGATGTTGCGCCGTGATTTCGACGTGCTGCTGTCCACGCTAGTGGCGGTGCGCCTCCTGATCAGCAATGGCGACCATCAAGAATCGTATTGGGAGTGCGAGAAGGCGATCAAGCAGACGGAAGACTTACAGGCCGCGCTCGTCCCGTGCCCCGCTGTCGCCTCACCGGCCTGGCGACCGATGGAGACAGCCCCGAAGGATGGACGTCACGTGCTGCTGATTGCTCGTGGCGGCTATCCCGACGTGGGCCGCTGGTTCGACTGTGGCGTGAACGAGGTGGGGTTCTGGGCGGTTCATGCGATTCGATGGGAACCCACGCACTGGATGCCGTTACCAGCGCCCCCACTGCCCGCCGTCCGACCGCAGGAGGAGGCATGAGCAAGGAGCAGAGCGGCGACAGCCAGACCACGTCGATCACCAACGTCGCGGCGTTCGTCGATGGCTGGCTCGCGCAAGAACTGAATGATTGGGATCGGCAGTCCAAGGACGAAATCCGCCGCAGTTTAATCGGTCTGAGACGCGCCATTGCTGACCACATCGTTCTTCCTCGGCTAGATGGGGTAATTGAACGACTGCGAGCGGCCAATCTTCCGACGTTCGACTTGCTCTATAACCCGCTGACGTGCGAGAAGGTGGACGGGTATAAGGTTGCGCGTTACGAAGACGTTGTGGCATTTCTAGCGCGACGAGCGGACGAGCTAGAAACCATCCTTCCTACAGATTGCCCGTCCTGTGAGTCTCCATATCCGCAGCTTCATCAGGCGATGCGATGGGACGGCGAGGCGTCGAGATGTCGTGATCCCTGGCACGACAAGAGCAAGATAACCTCGCAGGCCCAGCACACCGAACTCCTCGCCGCCCTCGCGTCCCTGGTGGCGCGAATGCGCCAGCGAAACTATGACGCGGCGTTGTATTGGGCTGATGAACTCGCGGCGCTCCTGAAGGATCCCGCAGCGACGACGGACGACGATCAGGCGCGATCTCGACCCGCCATGGACCCCGGAGCCGGAGACCTCGCACCGACCAGTCCGACCTCGCCACCCTCCTCAAGCCCGCCCTTGACGTATGGCGAACTGGACGCGCTGCCCGAGACCCAGGGGCCGGTCTGCTATACCGCGCCGGACGGGACGACGGAGCCACTCGGCGCCATCGACCATCGCGGGCGCCGCTGGCTGGTCGGCTGGGCCGGTGGCGTGCGCTATAAGAAATGGGCGGGGTAGTGGTCGGCGGGTCGGACTGGTGGCTGCGAGGTCTGCAGGACCGGCAGACCCCGATGGGGGAGATCGCGCCTGAAGATCTTCGGGCTCTTACGCGGCCGTCTTCAGCAGACTCCGCACATACTCCATGCGCCACGGCGTCCCCGCCCGCGTCGTATACCCGGCGACGTTCAGTGCCTCCGCCGTCGCCTTCAAGCTGAACCCGGCCGCCCGGCAGTCGCGCAGCACGACGAGCATGGCCTGCTCCCCGGCATGAGGCACCAACCCATCCGTCCCGCGTTGAAAGCCATAGACCGGCGTCCCGGTGGACTTCCCCTGCGCCTTCAACTGGCGGAGGGCATCGCGGGTGCGTTCCCCAATCGCTTCCCGCTCCCACTGGGAGACGCTCATCATGATGTTGAGGACCAGGCGGCCGGCCGGCGAGCTCGTGTCGAGCGACTCCGAGACGGAAATCAGCGCCACCCCGCGGGCTTCGAAGCGTTCGAGGAGGTCAGCCAGGTCGCGCACCGAGCGCGTCAGGCGATCGAGTTTGGCGACAATCACGGTATCCACCTGCTTGGCGTCGATGAGCGCCAGGAGCTGGACCATGCCGGGGCGCTCGAGCGTCTTCGCGGATTCGGTGTCGATAATCATCGAGCCGAGCGCGGTGCCGCGGACGGCCACCATCGCTTCGATCCGCGCCTGCTGGGCCTCGAGCGACAAGCCCTGCTTTTCGGTCGAGACGCGGACATAGCCGACGACGGCGCGGGGGACGGACGGGAGACTGGGACGGCTGGCCATTTACTTCGCCTCTTCAGGAGTCGCGGGTTTCTTGGGACGGCCCCCGAGGAGGCCGTTGGCGCGGGCGGCGGCGGCTTTGGCGGGGGTCGAGACGCCCTTCCCGGCCTTCCCCCCTTTGCGGCCGAGCGCGACCGCGTGAGGGTCTTTCAGGCCCCTGGCGGCCCGTTTCCATCGGGCGCAGTTGCGGCACTTGCGGTGATGCGCGGCGTTCCACTGTTCGCAGGGGCATTGCCACGGCCCCGCCGTCATGACGCCGCGCCGTCAATCTCTCGTATGGCTGTGGTGGCTTCAGCGCACCAGTCCGCGCCTTCCCACGCATTCACGATGTCTCGGAGTATTCGCAGGAGGTGGTCATGCCGCGATTTCCACGCATAGCGGCCCCCAGGACGCAGGACGTCCACCTGCTGCTCCGCATCAGCTAGTGTCTGGTCTAGCCGTGCGCGCAACTGGTCAGAGGACGCGGCCCGTGGTGCATCGAGCGACTCAAAGTGGCTCTCTGCCCACTCACGCCATTCGTTCTCGCGTCGGATAGAGGCCAGTGCGAGCGTGTGCCAATCTTTCTCGGCGCTGTCGTGCGGGAAATGCTCGCCGCCTCGCTCTAATGCCGCGTCGATGCGTTCTTCGATGCACGCCGCGGCTTGCATGTGCCCCTGTTCGTCTCGCTGCCATTGTCCGCACGGACCTTCGTGCGGGAACGGGCGCGTGCAGTCCCATGCGCAGGTGGCGTCACGGTCGTCCATCACAACCCCACCGAGGTCATGAGGGCATCGCCGGCCGCTTCGCCATTCCGCCGGATGAACTCCTCAATCAGGTGCGCCCGCACCAGGCGGCTGTCCGTCGTCAGCGGCGCCGCGCTCAGCGTGCCCACCGACTCTTCAATCTGCGCGGTCGTCATTTCGGCAATCTTCGCCGTCAGCAGGTCGGTCGCCGTCGCCGTGTTCATGCTGTTCATGTCTACTAATATAGCCATACCGCTATGGGTTGTCAAGAGGGAAGAACGATGGCCGATCCGATTTCTGAAGAGACAGCGAAACGTGTCCGGTATGACGCGGAAACGACGGTCCTCCAGGCCGTGCTCGACGCCATCGCAGGCACGCTCGACCCCTCCACCCAGATCGCCGACCACCCGAGCGTCAAATTCGCCCAGATGCAGCGGCTCAAGCTGGAGGAGACGGCCAGACTCTCACAGCAGCTCGCCGCCGACGCGCTCGCCATGGTGACGCACCTCGTCCGACTCCTCGGCCAACGTCCCTAACCCTCACTTTGCGACGCAAACCCTCGATTTACGGAATGCGAAAGCAAGCATATTCGTTTCGGCACATGTAACGAATCAGGCCACAAGTCGCACGATCTGTCCCATCTATAGAAATAATCGTGACTTTCTCGAATAACTGTGCCATAACGTCACACGGCGGGTATTAGAGGCCGAAGGGCGAAAGCCCGAAGGCACCGCGCACTACAGCAGTAACCATCCCGGCACCGCGGACCGAAAGAGCGCATGAACCTACAGCAGCTCGCCGCGGACATCAGCAACGCCTACATCCCCCCCGATACCGGCCGACCCTGTGAGATCGGGAACGCCGATACCGTCCAAGAACTCCTGACCTACATCCAGGACGGCAACTACCTCGAAGTCGCCGCAGAACTCTCAGGCGTCAGCGAGAACACCATTCGCAACTGGATCAAACGCGGCGAGGCCGGCGAAGAACCGTTCACCGTGTTCATGCGGGCTGTGAAAAGGGCGAGCGCCAAAGCGGAGGCGGAAGAGGTCGGCAAAGTCCGCAAGGCAGGCAACGATCCGCGCTTCTGGGCGGCGTCGATGACGTATCTCGAGCGCCGGCATCCCGAGCGCTGGGCCAGGCGCAGCGAAGACGGCAACAGCCCACGCGTGGTGGTGCAGATCGGCTGTAAAGACAGCGACGTGCAGGTGTGCATCTCTTCACCTGTGCCTGCAGTGCCCTTGCTCAGCGAGTAACGACGGGACAGCGCCGAACGCCTCTACCTTTCGCTACGCAGTGAACGAGCGCGAAGACGCAACGATAGAAGCACCACGCTACGTGTTACGTGTGTAGCACCTCCGCCCGGCTCGAGCCTGCGCTCGATTGACACGCGGCGGGGCGGCGCGGATCGGGTCTTGGCGCGGAGGATTTTCTCCGATGAAACGCGGTTCTGGCGCGGCGAAGAAAAAAGGGACAGCGCGAAAGAGCGCGCCCCCGCGCGGCAGCATCACGGTCGGCCGGTGGAAGGCGGGGACGCGAGGCGGCACGGTGATCGGGATGACGCGGGCGGGGATGCGGTGGTGGCTGGCGCATGTCCCCGACGTGCGGGGGTGAGTCGAAATAATGGCGAGTGCGCAGTGGAAGGAACCGACATCGGCGCCGGTGGCGTTGACCCTCGAGCAAGAAGTCGTGCAGTTGCGGCGGGAGAAGGCGGCCCTGCTGAAGGCGTTGCACACGGCGATGGACTGCGCGTGGGCGACGTATCGGACGAACGAAGACGTCTATGCGCGGTGCCGGGACGCGATTGCGGACGTGCACGGATGGAAGAAGCCGCGATGACGGAGCGCGAGCGATGCGAGGTGGCGCGGACGTGGACGTGGCAGTGCCCGGGGTGCCGATGTCTGCGGCCGGCGAGCGTCACGGGGTTGTGTGCGGCGTGTCTGGCGCACGCGGCGCGCAATGCGGCGTTGCGGGAGGAAGCGTGGGAGCGGAGTCTGGCGTGGCAGGGGCGGAGTCGGTGTGAGTGAGCGCGAGGCGCCTCCGGTGAATCTGGAGCTCTCGGCGGCCGAGCGGGCGTGGGTGGCGCGGCAGCAAAAAAAGGCGAGGAAGGCGCAGGGCGGGAAATACATCCGGCATCAGAGTCGGAAAGAGCTGGCGCGGCGGCTCAGACAGCAGCAGGAGACGCGAAGCGATGTCTGACTACACGAAGGCCCGGCTGACGATCGCGGCGGTCCTGCTCGGCCTCTATGCCGTCGTGGCGTGGGCGCAGGTGACGAACCTGATGAACACCGGGCTGCGGGTCGACAGCAACGGCGCCCTGATGGTGACGGCGGCGGCGTTTTCGGGGACGCAGGGGCCGGTCACCAATGCCGCGAATCTCGGGGTCAAGACGGATACCAGTTCGCAGTTGATCGTGACGCTGGCGGGCGGCGGGACGGCGCCGGTCATCAGTGTGGGGACGGGGACGGCGACGGCGACCCTGGGCGGCGTGCTCTCGACCAACGTCACGGCGACGTCGACGACGGGTCTTGTGGAAGAGACGCTGATGCAGTACTCGCTCCCCGCCAATACGTTGGCGGTGAACGGGCGCGGCGTGCGGATTACGGTCGGCGGGACGTTTGCGGCGAACGCGAACACGAAAACTCTGATCGTGTATTTCGGCGCGGCGACGATCGGGTTTTCCAACAGCCTCGTCGTGGCCCCCAACGGCGTCAGTTACACCGGCACGTTCACGGTCCATCGCGTCAGTGCCACGACGCAAACCTCGACGACGCTGCATGGGGTCGCGTTCAACGTCGAAGCGCGCCGCACGGCGGCCACCGAAACCCTCGCCAATGCGGTCATCATCAAAGTCACCGGCACCGGCCCGACCACGATCGGCGACATCACGGCCAATCTGCTCATGGTGGAGGCGATCTAATGCCGCTCTTCGCGCAAGCCTTCACGCGGGCGGGCGGCGACCCGGATCTCTCGGCCCTCGCGACGGCGATCCGCCCGACGATCGGCGATCCCTTTTACCTCGGGGTCTCGCCGGGCGTTGTGACGGTGCAGAAGCCGAGTGTCTGGACCGGGCCGCAGACGACGGCCGTGCAGGCGGCGGTCACCGCCGCGCCCGCGCAGACGACGCAGACCGATGCGCAGAACGCGATCGATGACATGTCGATCTTCCAGAAAGCGATCGTCCTGGCGATCATCGACCAGTTGAACGTGATCCGGGCGGCGTTGCCGAGTCCGCTCGGGCCGATCACGGTGCCGCAGGCGATCGCGGCGGTGCGGGCGAAGGCGGGCACGCTCTGACCGCCTCCTGCTGCTGGTGCGGCGCCGCCCTGGTCCTCGGGACCGTCAAATGACTGTCGATCTGGACGACGCCCCGATCGGCACGCCGCACGCCACGGCGATCTGCTGCTGGTGTCAGGCGCCGCTCGTCGTGGGGCAGGTCATGCAGCGGCGGGCGTGGTTGTGCCCGGAGCATTTCAGCCGGCAGACGGCAGTCGGGCTGTTTTCGACCGTGAAAGGCAAGCCGACGCAGTGCCACAACGTGCCGCTCCCGAGTCAGGCCGCGATTGAGGAGAGCCTGACGCGGTATCTCCTCTGGGGCGGCCAGGCCGGGCCGGGGAAATCGCACGGGATCCGGAATTGGCTGTATCTGCGCTCGATGCGCCTGCCGGGCCATGAAGCCCTCCTGCTGCGCGAAAACTGGGACCAGTTGGACAAGAACCACCTGCGCCCGATGGAGCGCGAAGTGCCGGCGCTCGGCGGGCGGTTCTTCAAAGCCGACCGCAAGGTGGAATTCGGCACCGGCTCGACGGCGTCGATCATCGACTGCGGCCATATGGCCGACCTCGACGCGATCGAACGCTACATCGGCACGGAGTACGGCGCGATTGTGCCAGACGAGGCGAGCCTCTATCCCGTCAACGTCGACGGCGTGCCGATTCTCGCCGAGCTCTCGACGCGCGCCCGCAAGCCCTACAAGGATCGCAACGGCGTGCGGGTCGATCCGCGCTTCATCCCGGTCACCAATCCCGGCGGGCCGTCGGCCTTCTGGCTGCGCGACATGTTCATCGACCATACGCCGGACTACGACAAGTTCCCGAAGCTGCGGCCGGTCTACAACGACCAGGGCGTGCAGGTGAAAGGCTATCGGCCGGAGCAGTGGGCCTTCATGCCCGCGCGCCTCGCCGACAACCCCTACATGCGCGAGGACTACGCGGACACGGACCTTGCGGTGTTGTCCGCGACGCGCTATCGGCAGTTGGCGGAAGGCGACTGGAACGTGTTCGCGGGCGCCTTCTTCAGCGACTTTTCCATGGCCGTGCATGTGCGCGAGTGGGCCGCCTGATGCGCGAGTATTCCGCCATCGGCAGCCTCGACTGGGGCTTCAATGCGCCAGGATGCTTTCTGCTCTGGATGATTCTGCCCGATGGCCACTATCACATCTGGCGGGAGATCAAGTTCCAGTACAAGACCGTGTTCGAAGTCAGCGGGATCATCAAGACGCAGATGGCTGCGCTGGGCGTGAAACTCGACTACCTCGTGGCCGATCCGGCCTGCTGGCAACATACGGGCGCCGGGCGCGGCGAGGCGATCGCGGAGACGATGACGCGCCTGAAGCTGCCGATGCGCAAAGGGGACAACGATCGGAAGTCGGGCTGGCAGCGCGTCCATGAGTTGCTCCGTCTGGCGCCGGACGGGCGCCCGTGGCTCACGATCGACCCCTCGTGCAAATACCTCGCGCGGACGCTGGCCGGGGCGATGTGCGACAAGAACGACGCCGACGACGTGAACACGCAGAGCGACGACCACGCGCTCGACAGTCTGCGCTACGGGGCGATGAGTCGGATGTCACCGTATCGCGTCATGAAGCCGAAGCGAACGCCGCCGGCCGGCTCGCCGGCCGCGATCATGGCAAAGCTGCGGGAGAAAGTCGGCAAGCGTCGGTGGGGGAAAGCCGCATGATGCCGACCCTGCCGCCCCAGGCGCCGCGTCAACTCCCGCCGCAAGGCGCGCCGCCGCTGGGTGCGCCGCAAGCGCCGACGCCGCCGGTCGCCCCGGCCCCGCCACCCGAGCCGCCGCCGCTCCAGATGTCCGAGGACGATGTCACCCTCTGGTGGGCGCGCATCACGCAGGCGCGGGCGGAACGCAAGAAACGCAGCGACCTGTGGACGGGCCTCCTGCAAGGCTACCTGCCGCCGGTGCAGCAGAATTCGTACGACATCAACAGCAACGTCCACTTTCGGGATACCCATTTGAAGATCGCGGAGACGTGGTCGCAAATGCCCGAGTGGCACCTGACGCCGCTCGAGCCGCTCCACGACCTGCGCGATCCGAAAACCGGCCAGCCCTTCGCCAAGCCGGACGGCAAGCCGATGGACCCGGCCGAAATCGCGGCGCATGTGGTCGCCATCAAGCGCGAAGTCTTGAACTACTACCTCGGCCCGGATCACGCCGATGCGGATCACGCGATCCTCGAAGCGCTCTTCAACATCTTCACGACGAGCGGCATCGGCGCGCTGAAGGTGCACTATCAGTCCGACCTGCAGCCGACACCGCAGCAGGTGCCCGGCCCGCCGCAAGCCAATGTCGGGGATGTGCTCGGCCTGAGTCCCGTGGCGACCTACGTGACAGAGATGGTGGACACGCCGGTCTACGAACGCTTCCGCGTCGATGCCTTCTCGCCGGAGAAGTTGCTGATCCCGCACGACTGGCGCTCGACGCAATACGACCAGGCGCCGTGGCTCGGGATGGAATTCTGCATCCCGCTCGCCGACGCGAAACGGCAATTCAAGCTGGGCGATGACGTCGAGGCCAACGCCGCGCGCGATGACCGCGTCATCTCGGAAGACAAAGACGCGCTGGCAAGCGGCGCGAAAGACCTCGTCCAGGGCGTCGAAATCTGGCTGCACGCGGCGAAATTCGACCCCGCCGTCGCGCACTCCGAACTCTTCTATCAACTCGTCCTGATCGAGGGGATGGACCAGCCGGCGCAGTATCGCCGCACGCCGTATCAGACGCTCGGCCCCGATGGGCGGTTGACCGCCGACTCGATGATCGGCAATCCCATCCACCCGGTCGTGCTGCGCGTCCTGCCCGATCACGCGTGGCCGCCGGCCGACGCCGCCTTCACCGACCCGCTCGTGCGGATCGAGAACACCTGGCTCAGTCAGGATCTCAAGGCGCGCGACGCCAACATCCCGCGCTTCCTGCACTCGGACGCGATTACCGAAGTCGTGAACAAACTCGCGGACGTCGATGTCGGGCAGGGCGTCGGCGTCCCCGACGAGCTGATGATGCGCGGGAAGGATCAACTCCTGGTCGCGGTGCCGCATCTCGAAAACGCGCAGAGCGACACGACCGGCCGCGCCGAAATCCGACGGGCGCGGGAAGAGACCTTGGGCCTCGGCAGCAACCAGGCGGGCAGCGTCACCGGGAAGGTGCATTCCGCGACGGAAAACGCCATCGTCCAGCAGAACGTCAGCGTGCGCCTCAAAAGCGAGCGCGGCGAGCTCGTGAAATCGGTCAAGCGCCTGGCGCGCAAGTTCGACAGTCTCCTGCAACGCTACTGCGACCAGCGCGCCTATGTGGAAATTGTCGGCGCGCAGGGCGAACGCATCCTCGCGATGTGGGACCAGCAGTTGATCGCCGGGCGCTACGCCTACGACATCACGCCGGATTCGCAACTGGCGAGCGATCCGGATAAACGTCGAAAAGATGTCTTGGATTATGTGAATTTCCTGGCGAAGAGTCCGTACACCAATCAGGCGGAGATGCACCGGGTCGTGGATCTGGAATTTGGCTACGACCCGTCGCGCATGATGCAGCCGCCGCCGGCCCCCCCGGAACCGAAACCCGCCGTCAGCTACAGCTTCCGCGGCGAGGACATGAGCAGCCCGATCTGTGTCGCGGCGATGCTTGAGGCGGGCGTGAAGCTGACACCGGAACTCATCAAGCAGGCGCAGCAGGCGATTCTCGCGGCGGGGCAGGCGATGCTGGAAGCGCCGGTGCCGGGGCAGGCGGAAGCCTTGCTCGCGCAGCACCAGAAAGCGACCGCGGCGAACCAACCGCATGGCGGGCCGGCGGACAAGGCCGACATTTTGTCGAAGCACTCGTCCGAGCAGACGGGCGAATTGACGGGCCCGAAACCCGGCGGGCAACTGCCGCAAGCGCCGAGTCGCGTGCAATGACCGAGTATTCAGAGCAGGTGATCGTGGCGGCCGAGGCGGCGTTCGCCGAGCAGCAGGCCCGTCGCGGCGAGACGCGGTGCGCCAAGTGCCAGGCGGTGCTGCACGTCGGCGATTTCCCCTTCTGCCGCAACGGGCCGAGCGATCACGCGCGCGGCGTCTCGACCGTCGTCGGCGACGAGGTCGACTTCGTGCAGGTGAACGGCCTGAAGCAGCCGCGCCGATTCCGTTCACGCCTTGAACATCAACGCTGGCTGAAAGAACAGGGCTACCGCGTCTACGACACGCACGTCGGCGAGCAGGGCAGCGACAAGTCCAAGCACACCCGGAGCGCGGCGATCATGGACCCGCAGACCCTGGAGAACGGGCGGTATCTGGTGACGCATCGCGCGATGATCGACGCCGACGAGCCCGACGAGCCGCTGCATATCAGATGGGTCGATGAGGACACCGGGCTATGAGCGAGAAAGGCAACGCCATCTGGACGCCGGACGGCCTGGTTGATCTCAGCGGAGCGGCGACGCGCGACCGCGTCGAGCTCCGCAAGGGCTTGACCGAGTGGTTCCGGCAGTTCGCGGACGTCGCCGCGCATTTTCAGCTCGGGCTCTACTGCGCGAAGTGTAAGGCGGATCTCGTCGGCAAGAACAACGACGCGGACAAAGTCTACACCGTGGCCTGCCAGTGCCGGGAATTTGTGGGCACCAACAGGGACTATCAACCGCCAGCGAAGGTGAACTGACATGACGACAGATGAAGCCCGGGCGATTGTCGCGGAATTTCAACAGGCCGTGAGTACCAGTCACGGCACGATCGGCAACGCGGAGTTGTCCCGCTTCTCCGGCGCGCTGGCCGGGGCGGTCAACGCGCTCGCCACCCAGCTCGACGCCCTGGCGCCGAAGGCCAAAGAGGCGGCGCCGTCGCACGTCGAAAAGCACGACGCCAAGCACGACGCCAAGCACGCCGACAAACACGACGCGAAGCATCGGTGAATGTGCCGCAGGCTCGGCTGTGAATACGACGTGTACGTGCCCGAAGCCCTTGTGGGTGATTCGCCCGTCGGGCAAGGTCGCCTGCGCCCTGTGCGGCGCGCCGCCTCCGGATCCGACGCCGGAGGCACCGTCCCGGCCATGACGGGCCGCGACAAGAGCTACTGGCAGCAGGTGGCGGAGACGGTGCTCGTGTGCGCCGTCTTCGGGATCGTCTGGCTGCTCGGCTACTGGGTGAGCCGATGACGCTTGGAATCTTATGGTCACTCGCTCTTGTCGCGTTGGCATGGGGCGGGACCGCATGGGCCGTGCAGGGGACGTGCCCCTGTGCGGATTGCCAGCCGGTCGGACAGCGCGGCAAGGCAATGACGATCGCGGGGATGGTTGTTGTGAGTGGGCTACTGCTGTATCGGTGGATGGCATGAACGTCCGCGTCACGCGCGAGGACACGCCGCACCGCTCGACGCTCTACACCGCGATCGCGATCGAGCTGGCCGAAGGCAAGATGACGCTCATCGCCAAAGACGGCGAGGAGTTGTTTCTCGACGTGGTCGACGCGACCGTCGAGATCGACACCGATGCCGGGAGCGACGGGGCATGACCGAGCAGGAACTGATCCGCGAGATCGTCAGCGCGTCGGTCGTCGCCTATCTCGCGGGCGGGGAACTCGGGCCGATTCAGCCGGCGGTCGATGCCGTGCTGGCGGTGCTCAAGCGCGCCGATGTCCGGTTGACGTTGCCGTATCGGCTGACGCCGCGCGTGAAAGACGGCGGCTGGCGGATTCTTGAGGACTGAGATGTAAGGACACAAGTTTGACGGCGTGCTAGGCCCGGCCGGGCCGAACACCGCGCACCCCGCGCGGCGCGCGCTGACAGAGGGGACGCAGAAAAGGGGACTGCGATGGCTGAAATCGAGCCGTTGCCGTCCCCTTTTTTTGTGTCCTCCGGTTTGGGAGGCGTCACCACACGACGCAGGGAAGGCCACCACACGGCCACGAGGGAACGTATGGAGACCGCAGACGTATCGACCCCGGTTACGACGACTGAGACGCCAAGTTCGGCCGCGCCCACGACAGCGGCGCCGTCTTCGTCTGCGTCCCCGGGACGGCCGACGTCAATGCGCGACGCATTGCTGCAGGCCAACGCCGCGACCGATCCCAGCGCCCCACCACAGGAGACTGCCGCCACAGGGCAGGCGGCGCTGACCGATCCGACCGCGGTTCACCCCAGTGCGAAGGAAGGGCCGATTCCCTTTCAGGTTCACAAGACGGCGCTCGACAACGCGCGTGTGAAAGAGCGCGAAGCGGTGCAGGCGGAATTCGACCAGCAATACGGCTGGGCGAAGAACGTCCCGCGGGAAACGATCGAGCACTGGTCGGGGATCGCCAAGACGATGGCGAGCGACCCGGCCCGCTTTCTCGACACGTATTTCGCGGAAGCCGCCAACGACCCGCGCTTCAGTGCGTCCGTCCGCTCGTGGGCGGCGCGCACGCTCGGCGCGCGGAGTCCGCAGTCTCCCCAGCAGGCGCCGATGCCGGAACCCGAC